TTGCTGGTCGACGATCGGGGCAGTATTGCCCAGGACATCGCTCACATGATCCGCGAAAGCGGGTTGCTGGTGACACTTGTGGCAGAACGCAGCCGCCTGCGCCAGGCCGATTGCATCCAGCAATTGGAACTCCTAGTGGAGGCCGACGAACGCCTGGTACCGGGCACCACTCGCTTCATTTCCCAAGGTGATGGCCAGTACTTGGTCACGGCCAAAACCGTCGAATTCGGATCAGTCGAGGTAGTCCTGTGAGTGACGTGGATTTCAAACAGGCGCTCAGCGATGCCGGTGTGCCGACAACCGAGGCCAAGTTGCGCGCCGCGTGGGAGGCCGAGGTGGCTGCCCAGGGCAGCAAACTCAGCAACACCAGCGCCTGGTCGCCGTTCTGGCGCCTGGTCACCGCACTGGTTACCAAGCCGGTGCTGTGGCTGATCGAATTCATTGCGGGCACCGTGCTGCCCAATTTCTTTGTAAAAACCGCCGTCGATGCCTGGCTGGATATGTTGGCGTGGCAAGTCAACGTCACCCGTAAGGCAGCGACCAAGGCCGAAGGGCTGTTGCTCTTCACCAGGAGCGCGATCGCCGGCACGCTGGAGATCCCGGTGGGCACCCGCGTGCAGTCGATTGCCATCAACGGCAACGTGTACATCATGCTGACTACTGCAGCGATCAGTTTTGCCGACGGGCAATCCCAGGTCCTGGTACCAGCCATTGCCAGAGAAGCCGGCAGCGGTTTTAACCTGGCCCCGGGTTATTACTCCATTTTGCCCGAGCCGGTACCGGGCGTGATTCAGGTCGTCAACGCTGACGGGTGGCTGAGCCAGCCCGGGGCGGATATCGAATCCAACGACGATCTGCGCCTGCGGACCCGTAACCAGTTTTCGGCGGTCAATCAATGGCACACCGACGCGGTATATCGCGCCATGATCGCCGCGTTCCCGGGCGTGCAGGCCGACGGCATTTACTTTGAGCACGGCGCGCCCCGGGGCCCAGGCAGTGCCAATGCCTTTGTCTTGTTCGAAGCCGATTCGCCGGCGGACACCTACCTTGCCCAGATCAACAGCTACATCCGCGACGAGGGCAACCATGGGCACGGTGATGATCTGCTGGTGATGCAGATGCGTGAGACGCAGCATCTAGTGCAGTTGACCGTCTGGCCTAAAGCCGAAGTCGGTGCCGAGCGCTGGGAGGCGCTGAAGTCTGGGATCGATCTGTATATCCGTGCGGCTTTTCGCGAGAGCACGACCAGCGACTATCAACCAACCCTGACTTATCCGCAGTCGCGCTTTTCCTTCAGCCGGCTGGGCGAAGAACTGCACCAGCAGTTCGCTGGTATCGATTCTTTGGACTTTGTGAACAGCGACATCATCTCTGAGCTGACGATTCCGCGGCTGACCGGCGTGGAGATCCTGCAAGGTGCTTAAGCTGAGTCTTCCTTTCTGGCTCGACGGCCCCGAGCTGACCAAGCTCAAGGGCGCGGCCCAGTCCTGGTGGGAAAAGGTCGAGGGCTGGCTGCGCTGGCCGCTGCTGCAGTTGGACGCCGAGACCTGCCACCTGACCGTGCTCGATCTGCTGGCCTGGCAACGCGACATTCAGCGTTTTCACGGCGAACCCGAACGCCTGTATCGGTTGCGGGTGAAGTACGCCTTCATCAACGCCGTCGACGCGGGCAGCACTGCCGGGATGATCCGGATCTTCGAACGCCTGGGCGTTGGCTATGTGGAGATCGAGGAACGTCTGGCGGGTATGGATTGGGACATCGTCCTGCTGCACCTCTCCGACACCCAGCTCAGCGAAAACCCGGTGCTGTTGCGTGTGCTGATGCAGCAGTACGGCCGGACCTGTCGCCGCTATGACTTCGTCACGATCACGCCGGTCAGCCTGAACATCCGTGTGGCCGACTTCAACGACGACCAGCAAACCCTGATCGCCACCCTGGACGACAGCGAAAGCCGTCTGGTCGTGATCAACGAGCTGGCCCTGATGACTATTTTGACCGACCCATTTAGGAGCACCCATGGGAGCTAGCATTACCCTCGCCGGCGAGAGCCTCATTGCCCAAAAGCAGGGTGCTCAGAAGATCCTCGACGTTGCTCGTTTCGTGCTGGCCAACGTGCCAGGGCTCGATACCAACGCAGCTGTCGATCGGGCTGCTGGCAAGCCTCCGGCGGCGCAGATCGTCTACACCGCGAACGTCAACCGAAAAGGGTACGTAAGCCCGCGCCAGGTGATTTACAGCCTGATGGTCGGTTCTGATATCGGCGATTGGGATTTTAACTGGATCGGCCTCGAAACCGCCGAGGGGGTGTTGCTGGCGGTGGCCTATGTGCCTATCCAGCAAAAACGCAAAAACATCCCACCACTGCAGATTGGCAACAACATCACCCGCAACTTCCTGGTGGAGTTCAACGGCGCCCAGGCGCTGACCGGTCTGGTGGTCGACGCCAGCACCTGGCAGCACGACTTCACAGTCCGCCTGAACGGTATTGATGAGCGCGAGCGCCTATCCAACCGCGACATCTTCGGACGCGCTTGCTTCCTGGATACGGGCCTGCAGATGGAGCGCAATGGCTTGGGGTTGTATCAGCTCAAGGCAGGTATTGCCTACGTCGAAGGTGTTCGGGTGTTCCTGACTGAGCCCGTCCTGGTGCAGTTGCCGGCACTTCCGGCCAAGGCTTGGCTGGATGTCGCGTTGGTCCGGGTTGGCAGCGACGTGGTGACGAGCTGGACGGTGGTTTTCGGCGCCAATAAGAATGACAGCCAGGATAGCAACGGCGTGCGGCACTACCTGGTGGAGTTGGCCAGCGTGGCGGCGACCACCGAAATTGATGATCTGCGGGCCAGCCAACCGATCGCGGTTGAACTGGTGAAGTACTTCGCCGCCCGTGATGGCGATTATCAAGGCCTACGTGCCCGGTCGACGACCAAGGGCGACGTCGGGCTAAGCAACCTTCCGAACGCCAAAAGCGATGATCCCGCGAGTGATAGCAGCGAAATTCTGGCGACGACCAAGGCGCTCAACGCGCTGCGCAAACTGATTGATGGTGCCCAAGTCGGCCTGATCGGTACTTTCGCTATGGCCACGCCACCCGATGGCTGGTTGCGGGCCAATGGTGCGGCGGTATCGCGCACGGTCTACGCGACGTTGTTCGCCAAGATCGGCACGTTGTACGGCGCCGGCGACGGTGTGAACACCTTCAACCTGCCGGACCCTCGCGGCAAATTCATTCGCCCACTGGATGACGGTCGCGGGATCGATGCGGGGCGAACGCTGGGCAGCGATCAAGCTGACGAGATCCGCAGTCATACCCACGGTGCCAGCTCCGAAGCGTCCGGGTTACACCTTCACGGCGCCTCGACGGATTTTCAAGGTGCGCACAGACACAACGCCCCAGGAACTCCTGGGATCGGACAAGGCGCTAGCGGTCCGGACACCGTTCAACAGTCTGGCGGTTCTAGTGTGACCAGCTTGTCCGATGACCATAACCACAACGTCACCATCGTTGCCGATGGAGACCACATCCACACCATCACGGTAAACGCCACGGGTGGCAATGAAACCCGTCCTCGAAACATCGCCTTCCTTGCCTGCGTTAAATACTGAGAACTGCCATGGAAATTACCAAAGTTGTTTATCAGACCGATGCCTTGGGCATCTTTATTGGTGAGGCTATCGCTGATCGATCGCCGCTTGAGGATGGTGTTTGGCTGATCCCGGGCGGCTGTGTGGAGGTCGCGCCACCGTCGGTACCGGCATTCAAGGCCGCTCGCTGGATGGGCACCAAATGGCAGTTGATCGATTCGTACCAGGGCCTGACCGCATATAACCAGCAAACCCGGGAGCCCATGGTGGTCGACCGTGCCGGCCCAATTCCAGCGGGTTACACGCTGGAGGTGCCGAGTGCGGGTCAGGTATGGGGCGGCAAGCATTGGATCGATGACGTCCCGGCTGTGATCGAGCTGCGCTACAGCGCGCTCGTGGCCGCCATCAATCAGGCCTGCACCCAGCAGATCACAGGTGGTTTCTGGTCCGAGGCCTTAAGCGCTCGCTACTTCTACGACAGCGAGTTGCAGGATCAACTCAATCTGACCGGAATGATCCTGCGCGGTACCGACGGTTTCCTGTCCTGTTCCGACGAGGCCGGCGCCAAAGCTTTTCTGGAACACACCTTGGCCCAGCTGCGTCAGGTCGGCGACGAATTCACCGAGTTGAAGCTGCAGCTGCTGCGCAAGGCAAACAATTTGAAAGCAGCGCTTGCTTCGGCCCGGGCGGCGGGTGATCTGGACGCGTTGAACGCCGTGTCTTGGGGAGCTGACGCCGTATGAACTGGGCGCCCGTGAAAATGCGTTGGCCAGAACAGTCAACCCAGTGGATAGGTGACTTGGCCGAGTCGCAAGGTCTTGCCGCTGTGGAGCTGGAAAGCACCGGTGAGCGCGTTGCCGCCTTGGCATCGATGGTCACTACGTCACCCGGGCCCGTAGGTGCAGCTGCCGAACAGGCCGTAGCGGCCGGTCGTGCAGCACTGGCCGGCGCCTTGGGCGAGGCGCCGTTGTGCTTGGTCGTGACCCCATTCCAGAGCGGAGTCGGGCAGGGCACGGGATATCAGCGTTACCTGTCCGCGCCCAATCTGCTGCAACACATGGGCGCCAAGCTCGAGGATAGCAGTGATGACAATCGCCCAGGGGATCAGCAGTACGCCCTGGTGTTGATGTTTCTGGGCACACGGTACGACCAGTTGGCCACCTCACTGTCAGCGTTCAACAGCATCCTGCCAACTGCTGACCTGCAGCGGGCCCAGCGCCGCGCCCAGCAGTTGTTCGATCTGGAGAGCGATAAATGGGAGCTGCCGACGTCCGGAACGCTGCCTCTGTGGGACAAGTTACCCCTGGATCGGTGCACGGTGACCAAGGTCGCCGGCCAAGCCATATCGGGTCAACTGGCCGCTCTGGAAAGCTACGCGGACAGCAGCCCACTGGGCGATCTGGTGTCGATGGCCACTCGCAAAGCCAATCAGGCCAAGGCGAAGGCAAAGGATCTGGAAGACTTGAAGGCGCAATTTGCTGACAGCTCCGCCGATAGCACCATGCAGGCTCGATTCATTGGCCCTGGCAACGCCACCGAATTGCGCAAACAGTTGCTCGCGGGCGATGCACCTGGTCATGAATGGCCGCTGTCCGCCGGCGTGATGTTGGTCGGTTCGCTGCCTGGCCTGAGCTTCGTTCGGGAGCTGGTCGGCCTATGACAATGCTGCTGAATGGCGAACAGGTGCTGGGTAAAAACCTCAAGGTCAGCGCGAACCTGCGCATCGAAAGTGACGATCTGTCGGGGCAGACCAGCAACACCGAGACCGCTCACAAGGGCTTCAAGCCCAAGACGCTGACCGTCACGGTAACGATCCGCTACGTGGATGCCGCGCAATTGCGTTCGCTGATGAGCCTTGCCGAAGCCACTGAAAGCGGTGGGCAGCTCCGCACCTATCGAGTGGTAAACGACACCGCTGCAGCCTTTGGCGTGCGCCAGGTGCAGTTCTCCGACGGCGTGAGCGCCCGGGAGGACGACATTTTGAGCGCCTGGCGTGTCCAGTTCACGTTGAGTGAAAAACTATCGAACCCGGAACGTGTGGAGAAGCGCCGCGACGGTGCAACCGTCAATCAGCAGGGCGCTAATGGGCAATCTGTTGGTGGGAGCGGCGCCGGTGGTTCCTCCACTGGTTCCTCCAGTAGTGAGCTGACTGGCCTGGAAGCCGTGCTCAAGAAGGTCGACCAGTACATTGGTGGCGAATCATGAGCATGAAGCTGAACAAGGTGCTGACCATCGCCAACACTGTGTACCCGCTGGTCAAGGATGACGTGCGCCTTGAACTGCGCAACCCGGGGCGGGCGTTGTTCACCATCCAGGCAGCGGCACCAGTCAAAGGGCTGGTGATGCTCGACCTTGGTTACAACGACGGCCCGTTGCAGCGCCATTTCATCGGCTACGTCGAGCGCTGCACCCCATCAAACTCGGTTGAGCAGGTCCTGTACTGCCGAGAGCTGGCCGCTGTCCTGGCCAACCCGCTGCCGATGAATCTGCGTCATGCCGATCTGCGCACTGTCCTGGGCGAAATCAACCAGAAGACAGCGCTCACCTTTCGAGTTCCTGACCAGCCCTACGCCAAGGTAAAAGCCCCGTTTTTCTACAGCCTTGCCGCCGGTTATCAGGCGATGGACAGCCTTGCCCAGGTGTTCGGTATCGCCGACTTCATGTGGCAGCAGCAGGGCAATGGCGAAGTGTTCGTGGGGAGCTGGGCAGACAGCTTTTTCGGTACCAAGTCGCCGCTGCAGCTGCCAATCGATCTGTTCGACGACTACCAGGGCAATCAAAGCGCCATGGTCGCGGCCTTACCTGGGCTGAGACCTGGTGCAACCATCAACAACGGCGAGCGGATCACCCAGGTGACCCTTGTCGGCAATCAAATGGCGATCAAATGGAAGAAGTAATCCGCCGTAGCGTTGAGCGCCAGTTTCCTGAGCTGACCGGGGGCTATCACCTGCCGCGTTTTGGCCGCGTGAGCGGCGTGGCCGACGCGCCCGCCGGCGCCGGGATCTGCGACGACTTCCGGCCACGCTTTGCCGTCGATGTTGAAGTACTGGGTCAGGACGGCGAGCCCGACCCTGACTTGCCCATGCTGGCCGGCGTGCCATTACCCATGCCGATGGGCGGGGATGAGATGGGTTTTTTTGCGTTTCCGGCCGAGGGAACCACGGTGGTGCTGGGTTTCGCCTACGGCCT